CAACTGTCGTAAAAACAAAAAGCTCTACAGGAAGGCCAGTAAAATCGTCCGAAGGACTAAGTAACATGTTAAAAAATCTATAATGGTACATAATCCTACACTTTTTTACGTAATAATTGGTGGTTTAGTTGGTATTCTTCTAATTTTCATTTATATTTTAAGAAACCTTATGTTGAAGGTTGAAAAATACGAAGATGAAGTAGAAAAACAAGTGGGGTATATACAAAGTATCTCAGAATTAATTAACAAATCACAAACCCACATACAAAATCTTGATGAAAGAGGGGTCTTTGAATCAGATGATGAAACTGGAGTATTTTTTGAAGCTATTAAAGGGGTTCAAGAAAAATTAAACCAGTTCCGGGTATCGCAAGACTATGGCAAGAGCAAAGAGTAAAGCAAATTACTTTACCAAAGAAACGGAAGAGTATATAAAAAAATATAACGTTTCAACAGATTCAGAATACAGGAAAAAGATATTTACAGAGCATATTTACCGTCCTTTTTATAAATTAGCAGAAAATATCATACATACCTTTAAGTTCTACTATACAGATGTAGAACAAATAGAGGATCTTAAGCATGAAATAGTTTCTGTCTTATTAGAAGAGAAGATTATGAAATTTGATCCAGATAATGGAGCAAAAGCCTACTCATACTTCGGGACCATTGTAAAGAGATGGTTGATTAACTACAATAATAAGAATTATAAGAAGCTTAAACAGATAGGATCCTTTTCTGAAATGGAAGAATCGTACGATGGCACTCAATCCTACCTAGCAGATGAGAGAGTAACACTTTCTAAGTTTATAGACGGATGGGTTGGACTAACCTACGATCAACTAGATGAAATGTTTATAAAACAATCAGAAAAAGAAATAGCGGACGCTGTACTTACATTATTTAAGACCAGACACGACTTAGAAATCTTTAAAAAGAAAGCTCTGTACATTTATATTAGAGAAATGACAGACTGCGAAACACCTTCTTTAACAAAAGTAATATCAGTACTTAAGGAAGACTTTAAATCTAAGTATATGGTTTTACATGAACAAGGTCTTATTACTAATAAACCTTTGTAACTCTATTTATAATAAACATATATAATTATGAGTTTAGACAAAGAGATCTTTTCCGGTAAAACTTTATCTGACCTCTTCAGTGAGATACACGATAACTCTACAAACACTAGAGTGCAAGTAAAAGCACTTATTGGTGAACTAAAACCTTTAGTTGAAAACGTAGGAGATGCAACATTGATTGTACCTATGATAAAGGAATACATGGAGATAGGCGTTAAGAATGATGAGCAGTTAATCAAATTAGCTACTATCATACAACGTATTGAAAGTGCAGCAGCTAAAGGGGAAACAAGTGAGCTATTCGACTTCGATGGTCTTCAAGACCTACTAGATGATTCTAGAGAGATAGAAGAAGAAGTAGACAACATATCAGGAGAAGAGAAAGATGAACAGGAGTAGTGGAATAAGTTTATCAGGTAACCTAACAGGAGGAGGAGGTCTCTATGGTAGGGTTATAGACATCATTATGGATGCTAACCACCCTGAATATGCCGATAAAGGAGCTAGTAGTGCACTTTATGGAGTATACTTTAGAGAAATTGGCAGACACTATGATGAAGAGAGAGACAGTAAACCAGATTTTGCTAGAAGACAGACAGATAGTATTGCAAGAATACCACTTAAAGGTGAAATAGTAAAGATAGAATCTCAACCTAGCACCGATAGGGACACTAATGCAAAAGCAACTACACAGTATTGGACAAGAGTAGTCAATATGTGGAACCACCCACAACATGCAGCAAGTCCTTTAGCATCTGTAGAAGAAAACGACTTTGGAGAAGATTTTCAAGAAACAACCGAGGTAAACCCCCTTCAAGCTTTTCCTGGAGATATACTTTTGGAAGGTAGACATGGTAACTCATTAAGAATGGGAGGTACTAACTTTACCAGTAATGTATTTTCAGATGAAGATAATAACGGTAAACCCTACACCATCCTAAAGGTAGGTCAGGAACCATTAGAACCTCATTTTGATCCTACAGTTGAAGATGTTAACAAAGACAAAAGTTCGATTTATATGATGTCTGACCATAAATTAGGTCTCATAGAATCAAACACAAATATACTAGGTTATAAAGAGGGTGATGAACCTGATTTAGCTGATGCATATAAAGGTCCACAAGTTCTTATTAATTCAGATAGATTATTTTTTAATGCTAGAGAAGAATCAGTATTTATAGCTGCTAAAGAACAAATTGGATTAGCATCAAATCAGATAGCATTAAGTGCTAGTGAATACGTAGGAGTAGATTCTAAAAGAATTTATTTAGGTACTAATGCATTTGATGAAGATGAACCTGCACTTAAAGGTGCAACCACTAAACAATGGTTAGGTGATCTGGTAAAAATACTAGAAACAACAGCTCAAGTGTTAGGTAAAGCACCACCAGCAGGAACTCCTTATGCAGCAGTTGCAGTAGGTACTTTTAATACATTAGTAGGTAGTTTGAAAGCACATGCTTTACTACTCAATACTATAGAGTCTAACAAAGTATATATAGATAAATTCTAATGGCGTATTTAAGAATTCCACCAAGTTTCCTACCCAATGCAATTGCAAAATTAGTATCCAAGTTAGAAGTAGAACTAAATACAAGGGTACAGGCAGAAGCAGGAAAAATTGTCGATAAAATAAGATCAGAAGGATGTCCAGCAGATTTAGGTAGAGCAGTACAAAAAGTTAAAGGCTTAAGTGACGGTATAGGTAAACTACAGTCACGTATGACAAAACTTAAAAAACTACCTGAAACACTCCTCATACCTATAAAGATACTAGAGAAGATTGCTCAAGTAATATTATCTTTACCTGTACCACAATCACCTTCACCCATACCTGGACTACCTATATCAGTTACTAACAAGTTAACAGACCTTATAATTGTTACCTACGAATTTATTGCACAGAAAAAAGAAGATGCAGAAGCAATTGTAGCAATAGTGGATGGACCTTCTATAAGGTTAGAATTTGTTAACACACAACTGCAGAGGGTAAATAGACTAACAGGTATTTGTAGAGTTCAAGCTAGTCTAGAACGTAAATTAGAAGAAGGTGAATTAACTTTCGAAGAATTAGTTGCAAGAGGGTTAATAAATGATGAAGGAGGTTTTGTTACTTCTGACTTAGGTAGACAATTTTTAGGAGGTAAAGAAGGTAGATCTATTTCAGATCTTGCTGATGAATTCAATATAAGCAATGAGCAGGTAGTAGAAAGATTGAAAGATGCAAATATTAACTCAGTATCTGATCTAGATGATAACGACCTACAAACTGATAATAAATTAAATGATCTTTTAAATAAATTAGATGGGTTAGATTTAGATGTTGTTACAGATATAAGAAATCAACTAGATCAATTTTCTACTAAACCCGTTGATACAAACATAGACGGTGACTTCTTTCACAGAGGTCCAAGTGGTATTTTATATAAACTAGAAATAAGAAATGATATAAAATCACCAAAAGTAGCTGTAAAGAGATTTGCAGTAGCATTAGATGAAGAAAATGTAGTAGTCTTAGAAGGACCTAAATCTTTTGCATCAGACACAGAAATACTATTAAACGAAATAAAATTCAGATTAGATAATCAACTTTCTTAACCAAACTATTTATAAATATGAAACTGGACCAACTACGTAAGGTAATACGAGAAGAAGTTAGAGCAGCTGTTAAGGAGGAGTTACAAGATGTAATGAACGAAGCAGTTAAATATGCTTCTACTCCTACCAAAATGCAAGAAGTACCAAAAGGACAACCTAAAATATGGTCAACTGGTAAATCTGCAACCTTAGATGAAATGCTCCAAGACACAAGAGCAACAATGACAGGCCAAGATATAAAAAATATATCAGGCAATACAGGTGTTGAAAAACCTAACTTTGCATCAATGATGTCAAACCAAATGGTAAGAGAACATTCAGGACCAGCTCCTGGATTAGATCTATCCCAAATACCTGGTTTGAATAAAGCTAAGTCTATATTAGATGCAGCATATGCAAAGGATAAAAATAGAGCTGTATAATGGCATTTGAAGTAAAAAAAATAGCACCAATAGACTTACAACCTAGAAAGGCTGTAGGTGTTAAGTTACCTTTTTCAGGTAAAGCTGTTTTTAACCAAACATTCCAAACAAAAGAAGCAATTAAGACTAACTTAATAAACTACTTTTTAACTTCAAGAGGGGAAAGATACCTCAACCCTACATTTGGTAATAGACTTCAAACACTTTTATTCGAACAACTGACACAACAGAAAATAACTCAAATTGATGAACTTATTAGGAATGATCTAGAATTATATTTTCCTAGAGTAATACCAACAGAGATAAACACCGAAGGTAATCCAGATAACAACTCAGTTTCTTTTAGCTTAAGTTATACATTAAAAGATACCGACATAGAAGACGAACTTATAATTAACTTTGAACAGTAATGGCTGAAGAAAGAGACATTAAATACATCAACAGGGATTTCGGCGACCTGAAAGAGCAATTGGTAGAGTTTGCTAAAAACTACTTCCCAGATGCTTACAACGATTTTAGCCCAACATCTCCAGGAATGATGTTTATTGAGATGGCTGCTTATGTAGGAGATATACTTTCTTTTTACCAAGACAGTCAAATACAAGAGACATACCTACAACATGCTAAAAACCCAGGTAACTTATATTCACTAGCCTACATGATGGGATACAGACCAAGAGTAACATCTGTGTCTGAGGTTGAATTAACAGTAACACAACGGGTACAAGCTACAGGCGGTACCTATAAACCTGATTTTGATCAAGCATTAAAAGTAAATGAAAACTCAATAGTAACAGCACAGATAGGAGATAATCCTACATTCTTAACTAGAACACCGGTTGACTTTACTTTTAGTAGTTCTTATGATCCGACCGACATTAGAATATTTTCACTTGACAATGGTAATCCTGCTGAGTACCTACTAACTAAAAAAGTAAAAGCTTTTTCAGGGACAATAGAATCTACTACACAGACATATACTACAGCACAAAAATTTGCAACCTTTGAGATAGCAGGGGATAACATAATAGGTATATTAGATGTTACCGACAGTGATGGTAAGATATGGACAGAGGTACCTTACTTAGGACAAGACACAGTTTTTAACACTGAAGAAAGTACACTATCAGATAACGGTATAGTACCTAATAACCTTACACTTAAAAAAGTACCAAGGAGATTTGTTACTAGATTTTTAGCTAACGGTAAACTACAAGTTCAATTTGGTTCTGGTATTACAGGTCAAGATGATTCTACAATAGTACCTAATCCAACCAATATACAAAACTCTTCGACATTCAACAATACAAATGAATATTTTAAGGCATACGATCCATCTAACTTTCTTTTTACTGAAACATATGGACTAGCACCTTCTAATACTACATTGACAATAAGGTATTTGACTGGAGGAGGGGTAGGTGCAAACGTACCTGCTAATACTATCAATGCTATTGACACAGTAGTCACATCGGCAACGGATACAACTTTCGCAGGTACTTTAACCTTCAATAAT